ACAGTATAGTGTAAACGTTAACCAAGTCCCTGAAATAGAAATTGACCTAACAGCAATGAAGGAGGCAATAACGGGTGAAGCAATGCCGCCAGATCTACCAGGTGCACAGGTACCACACGAAGACCTGGATTTCCCGCCTGGGTTTGTAGGACTAATGGCCCAATACTTTTACGTCAATAGCGTGCAGCCAATCAAGAGTTTCGCAATTGCTAACGCGCTGTCCACAATGGCCGGAGTGGTAGGAAGGAACTTCAGCTTCCGCGGTTCTACCATTAACCTCTTCAGCTTAATCATTGGTCGCAGTGGTAGCGGGAAGGACGCAAGTCGCAGGCCCTTGCACAGCTTAATGACGCACCTAAACGAAGAGCAAATTTTTCTAGGGCAATTTATAGGACCTGAAGCAGCAAGTGGACAAGCGCTGTTTAGTACCCTTGAGGATCAACCTTGCTATAGTGTATATACAGGTGAGCTGGCAGATGACCTGTTAATGATTAGCAATAGCAAGGCGAGCGACAACAATCGCACCATGCTGAACGCATACCTGCGGCTGTACGACGAACAACAGTTTGGCGGTAAAGTGCACAGAGACAGCAAGAACAACGTTAAAGCGGTTACACGCCCGTCTGTCACCATCATGGGTAGTGGTACCCCAGACTTCTTTGAGCATATAGATGACCATGCGGTCAAGCGCGGATTACTACCCCGCTTCATTATCCTTGAGCATACAGGTAAGACACCACCCTTCAACGACAACGAGTACAGCCCACCACATCCCAAAATAATGAATGGCATACATGCGGTCATGAAAGCGGTTGCAGCTGACCGCGTCATAGACGTGAGCTATGAAAGCGAAGAACTACGGCGACAAAGTATGCAGTACAGAAACGACATTGTAAGGCGGCAGGATGAAGCGCCTACCATTATAGAGCAGGAGCTATATAACAGGGTACATCTTAATATATGTCGCGTAGCCAGCGTGCTGTCGGCTTGTAACAACCCACACAACCCCGTCATAACCAAGGACACGTTGGAGTGGGCTCACAGCTATTTAATGCACAGCCTGGACAACCTGATCAGCAAGTATCGCAAGGGCGAATTAGGTGGTAACACCTCGGTGATGCAAGAGGCAGAGCTCCTTAGCATGTTTGTGAAATGGTATGAAATGACCCCGCTGAAACGTGGTGCATATAGCAAGGAACTAATGGACACATCGCTGTTCGTACCGTTCCGCTTTATAACTGCACGCGCTAAGATGCTGAACTGTTTTACCAAGGATAGCAAGGGGCTGGACAGGGCACTAAAAGACGCGCTGTTGAACTTAGAGATGACGGACCAGATAATGCAGTTGACCCCGAAACAGAAGGAGGAGCACAAGCTTAAGAGCCGCTCTGTCTATGCAAGGAGGGGAAAGGTGTGAAGGACTTAGGGCACAGGCAGATGGTACGCATTGCTTACTATATACATGCTAATTGTCAGCACTGCTTACAGTATGGGACGGTACTGTACAAAAATTGTACAAACCAAGGCGCAGAGAGGCTTCGCGTAATATTACGTTCGGGGGTATTATTACGCGCAAGATTACGCGGGATGTTCCTTATAGATCAAGCACTTACTCACTTAGTGTACATAAGTAATATTTTTTGCGGACAAGGGGTGCCAATACCCTACCAAATTAGTAGGTTATTAACGTTGTACAAAATATTACTTATATACACTAACTCTGTAAGTACTTGTTTTATAAGGTGGATCCCGCGTAATAATTGGCCGTAATAAATGGCCAAACGTAATATTACGCGGGATCTAATGGGTTCAATTAAAAAGGGGACAACACTGTGGGCAAAATGAGCAGGGACAAGGGAGCGAGGGGTGAGCGCGAGGTGAAGGATTTGCTTAACGCATTCTTCGAAGAAATAGGGTACAATGTGCAAATGAAGCGTAATCAATTTCAAACCCTTGAAGGAGGGTATGATCTAGTCGGGTTACCGTTTCTAGCTATTGAGATAAAGTTCGTAGAGCAACTGGCGTTGAATAGCTGGTGGGCGCAGACGGTGGAACAGACCAAACCTGGCCAGCATCCTGTGCTCTTTTATAGACAGTCCCGCAAGCCGTGGAGGGTGAGAATGATAGGAGCACCGAAACCCGATAGTGTAGCGATGCGGATTAATTTAGTCATTGACATCAGTGTTGATGATTTCTTAAGGTGGTTGAAGGAAATGTTAATAACGCAAACTGGAGAAGAACTATGAGTAGAGCGTTAGATGATTTAGGCCAAGCTCTTGGGTTTGGCAAATTTTGTTGTCCTAAATGTGGTAGCAATTATTTTGGCACGAGCGGGGATAAAGGATATTGCAAAGGTCACCACGAGTTACATTTAGGCTATACTGGCTGTGATTTTGAATGGACTCGTAAAGAGAGGGATTCGAGCGTAGGGCTGACTAAGCCTGTAAAAGCGCCACACTTCATTGTAGAAGACCATAAGGGCAAGTTCGTTGATGATAGCGGCAAATCACTATTTGTGGATGATAAGGAATAGGCGCTATGAGTGATGATGCTTATTACATGAGACTGATCGCGCAAGATAGAGAATTGCGGCTTGATATGGCGTGGAAGAATGGACAATACATCAAGAAGCTGAAACGAAAAATCGAGTATCAGACAATGATAATTCGTCGCTATCAGTCAGCATTGACCAACAGGAGTAAAGAGAGGTGAATGAATTAAATCCGATAGAAGAATTGCAATGGCGATTGAGAGAGCAAGAGAAGACAATCAAATCCCTGGAAGAAGCCCTTAGAGATTTGCTTAACGATTGTATTAACTTCGACGGTGGGAAATTGACAGATAGCGTAATGGAGCGAGCATCTGGCGTACTAAAGGGTGAGGAATAGGAGATATGAGTTTATTCCAATGTGAGGAATGTGGGTGTCGTGAAAACACTGCGGTATCCTGCCAGGGCTTTAAATCCATGGCTCACCTGTTTAGTTGGCGCGGTATCGAGCACAGGAAGGGAAAGATGTTGTGCTGTGTATGCGGTCCCACCGAATACAAAAATGGCAAGCGCACGAAATACGGTGTCTGGCATGGTAGATTTCCGCGGATGTTTCTACCGAAGGGTGAGTTCCATACAAACAATCAAGGCAATCTTACGCATACTAAAACGGGAAACAGCTTCTACACGCTGTTTGACTTATGTAGGAAAGGGGAAGACCATGAAGAGTAGATTAATTATGTTAGTGATAGCAATCCTGTCAATGATAGCAATCCTGTCAATGTTAGGGTGCAAACCAACGGAGAGCGATGAGACAGTGTGGTTAATAGACTCAGGTTCTGTCGTGCGGGATGTGCCAAAGGACATTTGGTACACTACTGACACAGGAGAGGACATTCTTTTGTATAGTGTTGCTTTTGATAGTCGCGCCAGCTCAGTGGTTGGATGTCAGTATATGTATGGCGAGGATCAAAAATGACAACAGACGCGGTCACTCACCAGTTACCCAACGAGCCAGCAGCAATGATTGCAACTGAAGTCGGGTTGCTGATGTACGACCCCTATAATGAGGACGTCGATTACACGGGCGAAGCACCTGACTTCATTAGCAACAAGCCATGGATGAACCGGTTGCGTCTGTTCCAACAAATGACTCTAGCTGACTGCGAGCTTGAGGAGTGCATGATTGCATATAAAGGACTTAAGCTGCACAAGACCCACAAGGCAGCGCTTGAGATAATTTACAATCATACTAAGTCGTGGGTCAAGGGGTTTGTGATGGACGAGCTTGTTAGCGCTCTGGGCAGCATGAAGGGGACAAACCCTGAAATAGCTACCTTGCTTTATAAGCTCGTTGAAGGAGATTTAGGATTGGCCTTTGGAAAAGGCGGTAAAGGTAAGCTCAGCGGCAGCATACAGATTGATATTGATGACGCTGAATTGTAACTAACGGAACGGGGAAGGGTAATGAGAAATAGATTAGAGTATGTTGAAGGTGTTGATTGTGTTTTTATTTATGAATACAACGACGATAATGTAAAGAATAGAATAGGTAAGCTCGATCAGATGCTTTCAGTTGCCTCCAAATTAAACGATTATGAAAATGTAACGATGGCCAAGAAGCAGGCGTTGGTTACGCTGAACGTGAACTTTGACAAACTGAAGGAAGCGTCAGAGCGCACAATCAAAGAGCTCAACGAGCAGGTCTCAGACATGCAGGAGGAGCATCAGGAAGCGCTCACCTATAAAGACTCGTCCTATGTAGCGCTTGAGGAAAGGGCCCTAGAATTAAACGGTGAATGTATTAAGCTGAAAGAGTCAATGCGGCAGCTTGCTGAACTCAATACCAAACTGGTTGAGCAGCATGAAGCCACTGCCACTGAGCGCGAACAGCGCATGAGGGAATGGCGAGCCGGTGTATGGAGCGATGTGTTTACTGCGGTCACTAAATCACAGGTTGCTTGCACTGTTGAAGAAGCGACTGGCATGGCTGATGGTTGCTTAGCTGAATATGATCTGCGCTTTGGGGACATGTAGTGATTAGAATAACCAGCGATGTGTTCTGTGATCGCTGCGGTGATTGGGAGCATGGACTGACTTCACATAAACCTGAAGTGCGTGAAGCTAGACGGATTGCGAAGGGTAAGAACTGGAAGCGGGTCAAGAACGAAGATCTATGCCCCGCTTGCGCTTCAGGCAAGACGGTGAGCTATGAGTAAAGAACCCGCTCCCTTAAAACTAATCGCGCATGGTAGAGGGGGAGCGTTCCTGCTCCTTACATTTATTTTGCTGATAGTTGTGCATTTCTTGATATAAGGGTTGCATCTAGTCGATATGTCTCTATAATGGGTAACAAGTTAAGCAAACACAGGGACACAGCAAAATGAACAACCTCAACATCACCGCAAGAATAAAAAAAGAAAACAAAGCAAGGTTGGAAACTGTTTTCACTTACCTTTGTTTACATTTAAATCTTCAAAATGTTACTTTGGAAATATGCTCAAGCGATACTATCTCCGACAATGGAGTTGCTTATAACGCAACTTCTGCTCAAGTATGTAACGCCCGGAATATAGAAGATACAATCGCTTCAATGGCCCACGAGCTAAGGCACTGTTTCCAGTACAACCGAGGTTGGCTGGTAGACATGACTTGGAAAGGAACGGATCATTCAAAAACACCTTATGCCACGCGCCCTTGGGAGCAAGACGCAAGAGAGTTTGAATTTAGAATTGCCGGAAGATACAGATAAATTAAATCAACAAAGTCGTTGCATCTATGACCAGTTACCCTATAATGTACCCACATTAACGCAACGGACAAAACAAGATGGCAAACCTCAAAATCAAAGCAACCGATAACTGCAACAACATCCTCACTATTCGGTTCGGTACTGAAATGAATAGCTGCACAATGCGTAACGCCTCACGCGTCCAGCTAAGCCTCAACACTGGTTATAAGGGTTCAGCTAACGGTACAGCTAACGAGATTAAGGAAATCAAAGCGTTAATCAGCACATGCAGAACAAGCGCGGAACTCGCTCGCAAGGTTACAACAATTTCTTATTACAGATGGTCAGTTGCATAAGCAACCCGCTAACCCAAACCGGAGAACGACAATGACAATCACCAACAAACAATATCTTCAACAAGCGCTAATACTACTTGAAGCAGTTACTATGGACGCGCAGAAAGAGATCCTTCAATTCAACGCTGTTACCGCAGCCATTAAAGGAACCAAGGACGCAATCGTACATGAGGAGCGTCAGGAGCGGTTGGCAGCAAGCATCGCAGCGATAATGAACAAGCAAGAAAACGGTATGACCGATATCCCCGCCGCAGCTTGCAATAGATGTGGCGGATGGACACCGATGGGTGGAATGAGCCAATACAGTAATTCGCTCATTCCTATCACTGGTCGCACTGGATGCACTTGCACATAAACCGGAGAAACGAAATGAGTAGAACAGTACAAGCAATTATACAGGATCTTAAAAAGGTGAACGCTGAGCTAGTGGAAGCGGTTAAAAGTGAGGTTGAAGGGAAGAGCAATGAGGAACTAATTTTTATAATCTCCTCCCATAGCTCCGAGTGGAGTGGCGGGCATAGCGTTAGAAACATGGTTGAACAGCTATGGCGGACGTTGGCAACAGACCAGCTAAGAATGAATATCCGTTACCCAGACTAAGCACTAGAACACAACACAAGGGGCACTTCGGTGTCCCTTGCTGCGACCTGAACCCGCATTGCAGCTGAACCCGCCTTGGTGTTAAACTCCGCTGGACGAATAAGCCGGGCACTAGGTAAGCATGAGCGGGACCTTCAGCAAAACCACCAAACAAACAATCGCCACGAAACTGATAGCCGGTTTCATGTATGTATTGCTGTTCGGTGGATCTCGTTCAGGGAAGACGTTCCTCATCATACGTTGTATTATTATCCGCGCTTGCAAAACCAAATCCCGCCACGTAATTCTCAGAAAGCATTTTAACCATCTTAAAGCATCCATCATCTACGACACCTTGCCAATGGTGCTGGAGCTGTGCTTCCCCAATCTTCCCAGCTTGGATTCAATGCTCAACAAGAGCGACTGGTTCCTGACGCTACCTAACGGATCAACGATTTGGTTTGCTGGGCTAGACGATAAGGCGAGAACTGAAAAGGTGTTAGGTACTGAGTACAGCACAATCTACTATAACGAGAGCTCTATGATTACATATGACAGCTTTCTTATTGGGTTGACAAGGTTAGCGGAAACGTCAGGATTGAAGTTACGTTGCATCCTGGACTGTAACCCTCCGGGCAAGAAACATTGGATTTATAAGATCTTCTTTAAAGCTGAAGACCCCATTTCTGGGGAAGCGAAAATAGACTTTGAAGAAGACTATACGCACTTGCAAATGAACCCAACGGACAACGAGGAGAACCTGAGCCCCGCTTACCTCAAGATACTTCGGAACCTTCCAAAGCGGCAAAGACAGCGCTTCCTTGACGGTTTGTTCCTAGAGGACGTTGAGGGGGCACTGTGGACAGACGAAATGGTCTCCTGGACAAAGCACCGCGAACCGGGCAATATAGTGAAAACCGTAGTGGCGCTAGACCCATCAACAACCAATAACAAAGGAAGCGACGAGTGTGGGATTATTGTTGCAAGCAAGGATGACTTAGATCAGGGGATCGTCGAAGCTGACTTATCCCGCAAGACATCAACCAACAAGTGGGCGAACATTGCTGTCAGCGCCTATCACGACTATGCTGCTAACTACATAGTGGCTGAGAGCAACCAAGGGGGCGACTTGGTTAAGGACGTGATTAAGAACATTGACCCTAATATAAAAGTGAGGCTTGTTCATGCGTCTAAATCCAAGAAAGCAAGGGGCGAGCCTGTTGCTCAGCTGTATGAAGAAGAGCAGAAGCGCATTATCCACATGGAAGATTTTATGGAGCTAGAAGAAGAGCTGACTCAGTGGGTACCTGATGAGTCTACCGAATCACCGAACCGTCTTGATGGACTGGTATGGGCGCTCTCCGATTTGTTTTTCGGTAAGGGCCAACCCAATTGGGATCTATTTTAATGAACAACCATATGAACAGCAGAATCAAAACACCAAACGGCTTCGCCGCTATTACAGGTGGCGTGCGACAGACACCTGTGTTAGGCACAGCACAACTCCTCGATGGGTATTCCCATTTCCCTTGGTTGCGTGCTGTCGCAGATAAGATAGGGCAGGGGACAGGGAACCTTGATTGGCAATTGTTCTTTGGTGATCAGGAGGTTGAAGAAAACCCTTTGATCACCTTGCTTGATAACCCGAATCCTAACATGGACGGGAACAGCTTCTTCAAGCTTGCTGGTAAGCACATGACCCTTTGCAACGAAGTGTTCTGGATGATTGAACGGAACGCGATTGGTATGCCTGTAGAACTGTGGCCCTTGTCCCCTGCCTGGATACTCGACACCCCCAAACCAGGCGAAGGGGATTTGGGCACTTACGAAGTGCAGATGGGCAGGTGGCGTACACGGTTCGCTGCTAACGACATTATATACATCAGGGACATGGACCCCGCTAATCCATACGGTAGATCCAGCTCGGCAGCTAAGGCCCTAGGCGACGAGATAGAGGCTGATGAGTTTGCTGCTAAGTATGTTAAGAGCTTCTTCATTAATGGTGCACGCCCTGACCTGTTAATCTACAGCGACGACCCTGAGAACCCAATAGGTGAGAACGATGCACAACGGCTTGAGAGCAAGTGGAACGCAAAGCTCCAAGGTATACGCAACAAGTTCAAGTCGTTCTTCCTTACTGGTAAGGTGGGCATCAAAGAGCTCCAGGCCAGCATCAAGGACATGGACTTAACCGAGCAACGCAAGTACTGGCGGGATATGATTATTCAGGTGTATGGATTACCGCCTGAAGCGCTGGGCATTGTGGAGAACAGCAACCGCGCCACTATAGCTGCCGCAGAATTCTTTTTAACCAAGCATGTCATTGTACCAATAGCTGACACATTGACGTCAGGTATGCAGACCCATCTGGTTCCACAGTTTGACGAGCGCTTGATACTTGGTTACGTCAGTCCTGTACAGGAAGACCGAGAACACAAGACGTCGGTTTACAAGGATCATCCTTGGGCATTCAAAGCTGACGAGATTAGAAAGGTTGCAGGTGACGAACCGCTTGACAACAATGAAGGGCAGGTTTACGCATCTGCATTCAACCAAGTGTTCACGGATACACCTGGCGGCGGAGGAACATTACCAGCTGAGCCCAAGTCCTTGCTTGAGCAGTTAAGAAAAGAGTTAGGCAATGGTGGGCTTCTGAAGTTGCTTGACCAGACACCTGAAGCGCTTAGCTACAACAAAGCAATTGACCTTACAGACATTGACGAAATTGTTGGGGTACTAGGGCCCGAGGAGTTTGCTCCTGGCGTAGCACAGTCCAATAGCGCTACCGTTGAAGCATTCGGGCAGACCGTTATTGACCAAGTTGAAACAGGTGTATCGTTCAACTTATCCGCTCCAAGGGTTACAGAATTCCTCCGCGACCAATCATCAACTCGCATAGTCGGGCTCATTAACCCCACAACACGCGACACACTACGCAAGGCACTTGCCGAAGGTATTGGGGAAGGCGAGGGTGCTGCACAGCTTGCAGGTCGAATACGGGGCGTCTTTGATCAAGCGCGTGGAAGCAGAGCGTTTAAAATAGCCAGAACTGAGTCCGTTAGAGCTTCGAACTTCGGTTCGCTATCGGCAATGAAACAAGTTAGAATTCCCCAGAAGCAGTGGCTCACAGTAGGTGATTCCAATGTTAGGGACACTCACTCAGAACTGAATGGTAAGATAGTTGAAACCAATAACTCATTTCAAAGCTCAGCAGGTTTCGCACAGTACCCTGGCGACTTCGGTATTGCTGCGGAAGACATTGAGTGTAGATGTAACATACTTGCTGTGATTGGGGAAGCTAGTATGCGTAACACTGACACCAAGACCTTCGAGCGACAGCGACAACCCTTCGAGCGTCTGATAGAGAGTGCATATATTAAAGGGTTTGACGAACAAGAAATCTTAGTATTGAACGCATTGGAAAACATTTGAGGACATAACCATGCCACACGCGCTATTAGAAATTGCAGAATGGAAAGCTTTGGAGAAGAACAAAGAAGCCGAAGGTATTGCATTGAGAAAAGGGTTTGCAGCACAAGAAGTCAAAGCAGTTGGCGACAACGTGCTTCGCTTTATTATAACGACGGGGTCGGTTGACCGTGACCGTGATACTATCAACCCTTTGGGATGGACGCTTGAGAACTTCAAGAACAACCCTGTTGTATTGTTTGGTCATAACCACAGTATGCCCCCTATCGCAAAGGCGAACGACTTGTTCCTTGAGGACATGAAGCTAATTGCAGACACTGAGTTTGTAACCGAGGACATCCAAGAGTTCGGTGCAATGATCCACAAGCTATACCTTGGCGGTTTCATGCGTGCAGTCAGCGTTGGCTTTCTACCCGACGAACGTATATGGAGCGAAGAGCAGGGTGGTATTAAATTCATCAGCCAGGACCTATTGGAATTCTCCGCCGTGCCTGTACCTGCTAATCCTGAAGCGCTACTAATAGCAAGATCAGCAGGCATTGACATCGCACCTCTGAAGGGTTGGGCAACACAAGTACTTGACGAATGGACAGGTGGTAAACAGTCCATCGGAGCATCTCGTAAACAACTTGAGCGCATTGTACGGCTCAGTGACAAGAGTGATAAGACGTTCCATGTGTCCCCTGCTAAGCAAGACACCTTGAGGGAGCGCAATATATGGGAACCCAATTTGAAGGCGTTCCTTAAGGACTTAAGCTGGCCTGAGCGCTTGGGATCAATGCCTGGTGAAGCAGACTGCGAAGTGCCCAGCTACATAATGGACGAGTACCAAGAACAGTTCGATGAGTTAAAAGAGTTCTTGGAAATTGACAATGATGTCAATGACATCAGCGGTGATAGCAATGACTCCAATGACATCCCTGATGAAACTGGTGAAATTGACAATGACCCCAACGACATCGACGATGACTCCAATGACTCCAATGACACCGACGAGGATACGGTTGATGTGGACCTTGACGAGGATGATGTCGAGCTTGCGTTAATCGGGCTTGAGAAGTTGCAGGGAATTGTCATTACCGGTCTGGGGGACGACGAGATGTTGCTGTCCCACATTAAAGCGACACTGGTAGCGATGGGCATACCAGAAGACAAGTTGCTTACTATGGCGGAGCTTGAAGCTGACGCTACTGTGGACACGAACAACGAAGACGTTGCCAAAATGGTAACGGACCTCGAAACAGAATTCAAAGCTTTCCAGAAAACAATAAGCGATCTGGAGAGTGAGAATGCGGATTTAAAATCCGAGAATGGTGAGTTGGTGCTTCAAGTAGCTCAATCACTAGTGAAAGAAGCGGGTCTTGTTGACCCAGAAGATCTAATTAAACGTATAACGGGAGCTCTTGCAAAACGTGTGAGGGCTATAACCGGAAGCGTTGATTAACATTAATAGGGCGTAACGCCCGCTCCAATTTCGGAGAGTTTTTATTATGCCATTAAAACTAGCAAGCAACACCATCGACCAGCTGAAGACGCTGATTGATCAGGCTCACGCCGCTGGTGCAGACGGGGACGAAGCGAACGCTTTGTCTACCGCTCTTGATACCATTCTTGAGGACCAGATTAAATTAGCGCTGGCACCTTTAGAAACGAAGATGACTAGCAACTTGCAAAAGTTGCTGACACCTGTCCAAGCCCCTTATATGCAACAAGCTGTCAAGGGTCAAACCGCCGCTCGCGCACTTCGTGCATTCTTGATCTGTGAAGGTGACAGAAAAGAAGCTGCATCCTGGGCGAAAGGCAAGTGGGGAGACGATGAGCGTGCAGTTAAGACGCTTATTGAAGGCACCAACACAGGTGGCGGATTCCTAATCAGCGGTGACCCTGCTGGCGAACTGATTGAGCTGTTACGTCCTCAGTCTGTTGTTCGTTCATTGGGCCC